AAACCAATCAGCTACAAAATATAGTCCTGTTGATACTGGATTTTTTGCTTCTAGTTGGACAGCCAGTACACAAAGACCTAGACCTGATGAGGCTAGAGAATCAGTTGCTCCGTGGAGTAATATTAAACCAAGAAGAAGAGGAGATCAAAGAAATCCTCAAGCAAAAGTAGAACCTAGATTTATTGATAATATTTCATATAATTTTAAACCTTTTTCAAAAGTATTTATTGGTAATAGATCACAATATGCAGCCAGAGCATTGGCTTCTCCAAATAGTGAAATACCTTTATATGTGCAAAACATCATTGGAAAGAAAATAAACGATATATTTACGGATAAAAAACCAAAAATTGGTGTTGCTACATTTGGTACTGGAGTAAGAGGAGATCAGCCGAAAATTAGATTTACAAAAGGTGTTGGTATATTTAAAGATGCTGATAAGGTATTTGTTGATTACACCGACTTATGACTTTAGTTAACACAAGAGCAGCTTTTGAAAAGGCAGTAACAGACGCAGTTGCAGCAGTAGACGCTACTGTTGAAATGGTTTACGACAATATGGTTTATAAAACACCAGGAAAAACTAAAAAATATATTGTTATGTCTGTTGATTTTGCACAGGCAACAACTCAAACTCAAGGTGCATCACAGGATTTTTATTCTGGTGTTATTCAATGTAATATTTATGTTCCTAGAGGAAAAGGTAGTGCAACTTTATCTGCAATAGGAGAGGCTGTTATTGATGGACTTACTTCTGTTAACGCTTCTAATTATACAGATACATTCAGTTGTACTCCAAGAGTTCTTGACGTTGTTGGGGTAACACCTATAGAACTTGATGACTCTTCACATTTCTTAGGCTTAATATCTTGCCAATTTACTGCCAATGCCTAGTATAGTGTTAATAGCTATACATTAACATGACTAGAGCAGTTGATCTTTTGAGAAACAAGTTTGGAGTTTCTCAACTTTATAAACATGATATTAAAGAAAATGATGAGATTATTCTTTCTGTTTATTGGCATCCATTGACCATTGCAGAACGAGAAGCAATACAAAAAAAAAGTAATTCTGATGATGTAAATGATTATGCTTTACAGATGATGATTGAAAAAGCCATAGATAAAGATGGTGCAAGACTTTTTCAAGATGGAGATAAAGCATCTCTAAGAAGAGAAATTGAAGCATCTGTGCTTGAAGAAATACAATTAGCTATGGTAAATGCTGGTGCTGATAAGGAGGTAAAAGAGGCTAAAGCCGATTTAAAAAGCTAATAAAGATTGGCAGTTTTTATTTTCTTTAGCAAAAACATTACATAAAACTGTAGCTGAATTATGTGATACTTTGACTATTGAGGAGATGATAGGTTGGGCTGCTTATAATGAATTGGAAAATGAAGAATATAAAAAACAACAAGAACAAGCACAACGATCTAGTGCTTTAAAACGTAAAAGAAGGTAATATAGAGAAAATGTTTTAGTTTTTATAGCAAGTGGCTAATTATAACGTAGATATTGCTGTTGCCATAAAGGGTGCTCAAAAATTAACACAATTTACGCAAAGAACAAAAGCATTAGGAATAGAGATACAACAATTAAATAAATTTATTAAATTTTTTCAACAAGATAATGTTGGTTTAGTAAAAAGTGTTGATAATCTTAACTCTGCATTAGCAGCAGCTAAAGCTAATTTTAATGCTGCTGCGTCAGGAACTTCACTTAAAGAAAAAGCAGCACGACAATTAATTATTGCAGAGAAGGAACTAAATAAAGAACTTAAAGAACAACAAACTCTTTTACAAAAATTAAACACTACACCACTTCCTTTACCTGGCACAGGTCGTGGAAGAAATCGTAGTCCTCAAAGTTTTAAAGATAGAAACATGAAAGGTAAGCGATCTTCGCTTGTACCAGGAGAAAGTTTATTTGGACAAAGTGTAACTGTAGAAGGTGGTGCATCTGGAAGATCAAGGCAAATTCTTGCAGAGGAACAAGCATTACAAGAAGCATTGGCGAGAATGGATCAGAGAGATATGAAATTAACTGGTCAAAGTGTAAATATAGAAGGAAGATTACAACAGGCTTTAGCAAAACAAACTGCTAACAGAAAAAAAGCAGAAGAGGAAGTAAAAAAAATAAGAGAAAATGCAGTAAAAAAAATAGAAACAAGAGAAAAAAAATTAATTTTACTTAGAAAAAAAGCATTAAAACAAGAATTTGCAGAAAGAAGAAGATTATTAAGACAAAATCAATTTGGCAATGTTAATCCTGGCATGGGAGGATTTAGGGCATTTAGTCAAAGAGCAGATGAGATTACTGCTAGTGCTGCTGCCACAGGGAATAGACCTGGATTTGGTCAAATGGTGCGAAGCCAGTTTGCTGAAGGTGGTATGTTTGCTGGCACAAGAAATCAAAGAATCAGAGGTGCAACCAGTAGTGCTCTTATTGGTGGTGGTTTCCCATTGTTATTTGGTCAAGGTGGTTTAGGTGCTGCTCTTGGTGGTATTGGTGGTGGTATTGGTGGTGCTTTAGGTGGAGGATTTGGTTTCGGATTATCTATTGCTGGTACTGCAATAGCTCAACAAATACAGCAAACTCTTGATTTTAGAAAATCTATTAGAGAATTAAATAAAGAAATGGAACAGATGGGTATAAGTTCAAATATAAGTGGATCACAGGTAAGACAACTAGGTAAGTCTTTAGGTATTACAAAGGAAGAAGCAGTAAAAGCATTACAAGAGTTCAAACGATTTGGAAATGATGCGGTATTAATTGCCAAGAAGTTTGGTGGAGATTTTGGTAGATTTGATGCTCTTACACAAGCAAATACAGTTGAATCTGCCTTATCAGCTATAAGAAAAATTAATAAGGATCTGACATTGGAAGATGAATTAAGATTTATATTGTCAGTTCAAAGAAAAGGAGTAGAGGCAACTATAAATGACATAATTACAGAAACTTTAGAAAAACAAAAAGAACTAGATACAGCAGGTTTTGGACAGGGAGTAGGTGGGCGAAAAAGACCAGCAGTATTACAGAGAGAACGAGATCAATTAAAAGAAATAAATACAGAAAATACTCAACTTGTAGAAAAATTAACAAATATTAGAGATTTAAATAATGAAATAAGAATTGCAACTGAAGAAAATTCATATTCAATAGTTAAAGGTTTACAAGATGTAAATGATGAAATAAGAAGATTAAATAGTGCACAGTTTCAAGTAGTTGAATTATCTAAGGTACTTGGTACATCTTTCCAACAATCTTTTACAGGCATAATAAAAGGAACCATGAGTGTTGGAGAAGCATTTAGAAATATGTTTATGCGTATAGCAGATCATTTTTTGGATATGGCTGCACAGATGATGGCTGCACAAATATCAAGAGGATTTCTTGGATTATTTGCCAATGCTTTTGGTGGTGGTTTTAGTATTACTGGAGGAGCTACAAATACTGCTTTAAGCACAGCACAACAGGTTGGGCTAGATAATGCAATGTATGGAAATACATTTCCTGCTGGTTCTTTTGCTAATGGTGGTTATGCTCAAAGAGGTAAATCATACATTGTTGGGGAAAGAGGTGCTGAGTTATTTACTCCTGGTGCTGCTGGAGGTCAAGTTAGTCCTATGGGTGCAACAAATATTGTTGTAAACGTAGATGCTTCTGGTTCTTCTGTTGAAGGAGATGAAGAACAAGGTAGAGAACTTGGTCGTATGATTTC